AAGACTACAGATTATCCAGATTTGAAAGTTATTGTTATGGATACATACGATGGATGGATTACGTTGGCAGAGGAAGAAGCAATTCGTCTTTGGAATAAAGCACATCCAGATAAAAAAGCAGATAGTATTGATGCTAGTTGGAATGGATTCCAGAAAGGGCAGAAGAAAGCATTTGATTTAATGTTTGATATTATTTGTAGACTTAGAGCAGTTGGAGTTGCAACTATCGTTATTGGTCATGTAAAAAATAGAGAGCAGACAGACGTTGCTTCTGGTACAACATATACAACATTAACATCTGATGTTGAGAAAGTTTATTTTAATCTTTTAAAGAAGAAGATGCATTTTATGGGACTTGCTTATTACGATAGAGAGATTGTAACAGAAAAGACAGGTAAGAAGAATGTTGTCACTAAAAAGGATATCACAATTAATAAAATTATGGGCGAGAGCCGAAAAATTAAGTGGCGTGACGATAATTATTCTATTGATTCTGGTTCAAGATTTGCAGACATTGTAGATGAGATTCCTTTGGATGCTGACGAAATGATTAAAGCTATTACAGATGCGATTGTTGCAGAGGCAGAAAAGGGTTCTAAGAGTGTTGATACTTTAAAGAAAGAGCAAGCAAAGGCTAATAAAGAGAAAGAAAAAGAAATTGCTGCCGAAGAAGTAAACAAGAAGAATCGCAAAGAACTTGAAACGGTAATTGCATCAATCATTGATGCTTGCAAGGCAGACAAGGATCTTGCAAAGAATGTAGTAAAAGAATGTAAGGAATTGGGATATTCAAATCCTAAAGAAGTAGATGAATTAGAAGTTGCTAAGAAGTTATTGGCAATGTGTGAATAAGTTTTATAACTTGTTTGCGTAATAGTATACAAACAAGTTGACTATATTGTGTTCATAGTAACTCCTTTCTTTGAGCAAAGTCCAAATGGTTATTATTCCATTTGGACTTATTGCTCTGATTATACCTTAAAGGGTATAAATATTAGATAATTTTATATTTTTATACCCTAAAGGGTGTAATTAGAAAAGGTAAATAAAATGAAATTATATACAGAAGAACAAATTAATTTGGCTATTCAGTCAGTTAAAGATAAAATTTTTTATTTAAAACAAAATTTACAAGATAATCAAATGGTATGTAATGTAGCAAACACACGTAAACAAGCAGAGATAGCAGAAGTTACATTAGATGCGTTAGAATATTTTCGAGAACACGGCCTTGGTCAAAATTTAGATAAATTAGTGTAGGTGTTAAATGAGCAAATTAACAGAAGAAGAAAAAAAACAGTGGAAAGAACTGTTTACATACATTGAAAAAGAAATATTAGATTACGATGAGAATCAGAAGTTACAAAAAAATGCAGTTCTTCGTTTAAAAGGTTTGGCAACTGGAAAAATTTATGCTAACAATAAAACAGAAAATAATGGTAATTATAGTCCAAATATTTTAAAAGTTGCTTTTATGATAAATAAGAATAAAATAAAAGATGCTATTCGACATAAAGATTTTGACTCGGAAGATGGCAAATTAGCATATATTTGTGCAATTGTTAGAGGCTCTTTAAATAGCGTATATGAACATGTACAAGAGGCAGAGCGAATCAAAAAGAAAGCAGAATGTGTTGATACTAGCATTATGGATTATATAGGCAAAGAATATAGGGAACAAACTGTATCTGAATTAACTCAAAAGTCCCCTAAAAAATTCGAGGAATTGTGGTAATGACTAAAAATAATAAAACAAAAAAAACAGAAGTACAATTAACCCCATATCAGAAGGCTCAATCAGAAGCAAGTAAAAAAATTATTGAGTATAAGAAAACTGCTGAAGCAGCAGTTACTTCTCTTATTTATAAAAATTCTGATAAATTAACTGAATGTGATTTAACATTAGATGATTTTAGTAATAATATATTTAAAGTTTATTTTGCAGTTGCTACTGAATTGGCAAAAGAAAAAATGGACTTAACAGATGTGAATTGTGGAGTTTATCTGTCTAAACATAAACGATTGGAGAGTAAGTGGAATGAATATGGCGGTTTTCAAACTATGCTTGATACCGGAGAATATCTAAAAGAATCTTCATTTAATGGATATGTAGACGAAGTAAAAAAATGGAATGCAGTTTTACAATTACTAAAATATGGTTTCCCAGTTTCGGAGAGATTATCAGAGTATGCAGACATGTCTGCTGAACAGATTTATGAAGAAACAGAGGGATTGCTAAACCATATTTTCTCTAATGTTGATACAAAAATTAAATCATATGATGCATTGACTGATTTGCATAGTTTGGTTGATAAATTAAATGCTGGCGAGGAAGTTGGAATGCCTATAACTGCCGAACTTCTTAATCAAGAAATTGGTGGTTTAAGATTAGGGAATATTTATTCTTTAACTGCTGCATCTGGTGCTGGTAAGAGTACGATTCTTATGAATTACATTCTTCCACAATGCATTAAATACAATAGAAAATGTGTTATATTTATAAACGAAGAAGATGTCTCAAAAGTACGTAAAGAGTTACTTGTTTGGTGTGTTACAAATATATTGAAAAAGCCTATTAAAAAGATTCAGCTTAGAGATGGGAATTTTGATAAAGAAACATTAGAAATATTACATGAAGCAGCAAATTGGCTAGAAGAAAGGAATAATGATCACACAATTACTGTTATACCATTAGAGCATTATAGTGCAAATACAGTAATAAAATTGATTAAAAAATACAAACGTTTATTTGGAGTAGATTTGTTTATTCTAGATACTTTTAAAGAATCTTCAGATTCTAATAAAGAGGCTTGGAAGTCTATGTTAGATGATTCTGTAGCATTATACGATTGTATTAAACCAGCATCTCTTAATGTTACGTTAGTAATGAGTATACAGATTGCGAAAACTGCAATGAGAACACGACATTTGAGCAATATGGATATTGGTCAAAGTAAATCTGTAGTTGATGTATTTAGTGTATCAATACTTTGTAGAAGAGTTGAGCCAGATGAATATAAAGGCGAAATGCATGAATTAAAAGTATGGAAAAAACATAATAAAAGTAAAATTCCAGTCAATTTAGATCCAGAAAAGTATTACTTAATCTTCTTTATTGGTAAGAATAGATTCGGTATTACAGATCAATATTGCATTGTTAGCGAAGTTGATTTGTCTAATAATACTTTTAAAGATATAGGATATACAGTCGTTACAAATGATGCGTGGTAAAATTTTAAAGAGAGGATTGACAGTCCTCTCTTTTTATGTTTTAATTACTTTGCAAATAAAAGATTTGTTTCATTTAGTAAAAGGAGGAATGAAAGACTATGAGTAAATATTATAAACAATTACCTAAAACAGAAGAATTTTTGGAGAATATGGAAGATATAATTATTAGACTTTCAACTGACATTGATTATTTTAAAAAAGAAGAAAAAGAATTAACAGAAGATTATTTAATATTATGTGAACCTATGATGTCTATGGCTAGAGTGTTTTATAACGAAGCACCAGAATGGGCTGTAGAATTAGCAAAGTATATTGCAGTTATGAACGGTGATAATTATATATCTAATATAAGACATATAAAAGAATGATTTTATTAGGAGAGGCTATGTGTATAAATAACGATAATAATATATTTGAAAAAATGAATGACGAAGATCGAGCATGTTTATGGATGTTTTTACTTTTTAATAAAGATGAGTTGATAGAAAAAACTGAACAATGGACAAAAGAAGCAGAAGAGGCTGGAATGACTTTAACCGAATATCTTGAATCTACAAGTCCATTAAACAAGTATAAAGATGATAAATGCAGGTGTTGTTATGAATGATTTAGAATTTAAGTATTTAGAAATACCTAGTAAATACAATAACGCAAAAGTATTTACACAAAATATAGATTCTGAAACTGTATCTCAAATAACAGAACTTCTTAACCAAGAATTTACAAAAGATTTACAGATAAGAATTATGCCAGATTGTCATGCTGGTACTGGATGTGTAGTTGGTACTACTATGACAATTAAAGATAAGATAGTTCCAAATTTAGTCGGAGTAGACATCGGCTGCGGGATGTTGGCAACGAAGTTAGAAGAATCTAATATTGATATGGCATTGCTTGATGAAGTGATCAATAAATATGTACCTTCAGGATTTTCAATTCATGATAGAGCAATTGTTAAATTTAACAAATTAAAAGATATTAAATGTGATATTAATATTGATAATGCTAATCGTTCTATTGGTTCTTTAGGTGGTGGAAATCATTTTATTGAAATAGATAAAGATAAGGACGGTGCTTATTGGCTTGTAATCCATTGTGGTTCAAGACATCTTGGAGTAGAAGTTTGTAAATATTATCAGGACTTAGGATATAGAATAATTAAAAATGATGATATTAAAGATAAAATAGACAGAACAATAGAAGATTTAAAGGCTCGTGGGTTGCAACGTGACATTGAAAATACTATTAAAATAATTAAAATGCAAGCACCTAATATTCCTAAAGATTTAGCATATGTAGAAGGTCAAGTATTTGATGATTATTTGCATGATATGAAAATTACACAGGAATATGCTGCCTTGAATAGAAAGACTATTGCAGATATAATCATTAACAAAATGAATCTTCATTCTGTCGAATCATTTGACACAATTCATAATTATATTGATATTGATAATATGATTCTGAGAAAAGGTTCTATATCTGCACAAAAAGGAGAAAAGGTTATTATTCCTATGAATATGCGTGATGGTTCTCTTATTTGTGTTGGTAAAGGAAATCCTGACTGGAACTACTCTGCACCTCATGGTGCTGGAAGAATAATGTCGAGAAACCAAGCTAGAGAAAATATACAATTAGATGAATTTGAGAAATCTATGAATGGTATATATTCTTCTTCAGTAGTAGAGTCAACTATAGATGAAGCACCTATGGCATATAAACCAATGGAAGAAATCATTAACAACATTCAAGATACCGTAGAAATTATTGATATTATAAAACCAATTTATAATTTCAAAGCACATTAATCATATTTGGAGGTTATTATGGCAGATAAATATAAACCTGAAAGTTTAAGGGAAGATGCAATTATTAAACAAACGATTATAAATACAGCGATAGATGTACAAAGTGTTTTGCAGTTATTAAAACACAAAGGAATAATTACTTTAGATGAACTGAATGAAATGAGAGAAAAGGTTAAAACATTACCGAAATACAAAGCATCATTACAGTATATTCAAAATATCAATAATGCTGCTGATTTGTACGAAAAAGATCCTCAAGCATATTTAAAAGCATTATTTAATGAAAAATTAAATAATAAATAAAAGACAGATTTTATTTGGAATAGAAAGGAATAACTATGGCTAAAAGATATATGTATTTTGATTTGATTAAAAAATATCCAAACAAGTATAATCTTACACCGAAAAATATCAAAAAATTAAAAGTATTAGATTGGGAAAAATTAAAAAAGAAAACATGGTTTAATAATGCTATGGATAAACCATGTTGGTGTCATTTGGAACATTCTTGTACTGAAATGTATTTTGATTACGAAGATGAATTTTGGATTGGATTTTATGAAGATGGCGAAATAGATTTTCATTTTTCTTGCCACGAAGGAATGTGTCATTATAGATTTGGTGAGTTTTATGATTCAAAAGAGATTGAAAACAAAGATGATTTAGATATTCAGGTTAAGTGTATTAAATATCTAAATGATTTAATTGATAATAATATTATTTCGAAACCAGAAAGTAAAGGAGAATAAAACAATGGAAAAACCTATTAGTGTAATTATTAACGAAGCAAAAACTGAACTTGCAGAAACAATTAATAAGTTGCAGTTACATCCTTCTATCTTAGAGATGATTATGAAGGACTTATATTTGGAAATTCAGTTTGCTGCTAAACAGCAGACAGAGAAAGAAGCCGAAGCATATCAGCAAAGTTTAGAAGAAGAGAAGAAAGATAAGAAAAAGGAGTAAATTATAATGGCAAAAGATTGGACTGGAAGTTCAGTATCTCCAATGAAAATGCTTGGTGCTTCTAATCATTGCGAGGAAGACAGAGCAGAGAATGATTACTATGCTACTGATCCAGAAGCTATTCGAACATGGTTAAATGAAAGAAAACCAAAATTATCTAAAACAATTTTAGAACCTTGTGCTGGCGAAGGGCATATAAGCGAAGTGCTAAAAGAATAT